GCTCTACCAGGACTGTCTCCTTCCATTAGAGCGAGTCCAAACTCAATCAGTCCACCAATAACTGGTATTGCTTTTGTTAGTGGTTTTATAATTTTTATTGCTGCCTTTACTCCACCTTTACCAAGAATACCAACAGCACCTTTTCTTGCTAGATTTGTAAGTCCAGACCTTGCGTACTTTCCACCTAAAGATTCAACAGATTCTTGTCCAAATTTTTTCTTAGCAGCATCTATTCCAAATCTTTCAGCATATCTTCGTGCTGCAGCAGAACTAGTTCCATAACGACTTCTACCAGGTGTCCTACCTCTGATGCCTATGTGGCCCCCACCTCTTCCACCACCACGGCGACCACCAAAATCAGTTCCCCCCGTTGACGCCATCCCTGCAATGATTGCAAGGTTAATAAAGGTGTTTAAGTTCTTACTAAACTCGTCAAAAGTTTTTTGGAAAGACTCACCTCCCAGTTGTTTAGTGAAATTTCTTACCGTGTCATATGCTTTATAACCAAAGTCTATAAAATCTACAGCTGCTTTGAAAACATTTACAACAAGAGTTTCAATAAAATCAATGACAGGTGCAATGTTTTTGATGAAATTTCCAATCTGGGGTCCAAACTGTTTTGTCAGTTCAAACAATCTACCAAGTGCAGTAAAAAATAAAAACCTTTTGATTGATTCAAAAATTCCCACACCAGGAATCTTCAAATTCAAAGAGGGTTTTTTAAGTTCGTCTTTTGGTTTTTCCTCTAATTTTTTTTCTCTACTTTCAAACTCTTCTTTTTCAGATTCTTTTTTCTTTAATTTTATAGACTCTTTTGTTAATAGAAAATTATTTTTTAGAATTTTATCAATCTCTATGACTTTATTTTTAATAATTGTGAGGTCAGATGATTCTTCAGATTCTTTACTAGATGTTTTTAAAAGACCACCCTTAGGTATAGAAATACTTTTCTTTACTATTGAAAGTGAAGATGCCGCAGGTAAAAACTTATTAGTTTGTATTGCCATTTTACATTACTCTACTGCCTATCATTGAAGATCTTAAGGTGTATATCTTTAGACTTTCTCTTCTTTCATCAGTTTTCCTATAAGCAGAAAACGTAGGAACACTTTCAGACCCAGAGGCTGGATAACTTGGAGGAGCTGATGAAGACTTAATGATCTCGGGCGGTAAAGGTATGAAATTATTTTTTACTGGTGGTCCTACTAAATCTGCTCCAGACTTCTTTGGATTTGAATTAGGATCAAGTTTTGCTACAATTTGATCTACCTTAGGAATTGCACCTCGTTGAACTGCATCCTTAGGAATAATATAATGTGCTTCTCCGGGTTGAACCATCATGGGTGGAAGATATTGTCTATCTGCACCTGCCCCAGGTTTATCATAACCAGTATTCTCTTTTATGATTGAGGATCTTGGTCCCTGACTTCCACTAACATTATATACATTATATAAACTACTTCCCATCATAAAGTTATTAGGTCTATAACTGCCACTTCCCATCATAAAGTTATTAACCTCTGAACGATATCTTGGTCTATAATTCTTACCGTGAAGAACTTGTTCTATGGACTTGAGCGCATTAACAATTCCTCCACCCTGCCTTTTGATAGGTCTTCCTGATAGATTTACATATCCATCAGGTTTATATCCCATCTGTCCCATCATTTCCTCTTGTCTCTTGGCGGCACCTTTAATAGTATTTACATTTTTTCCAAAATTTCTAAAGGCATCCTGAACGAATGTTTCTTGGTTTGGTTGTGTTTTAGTCATTCGTGCCATATATCTACCACTAGACCCGCTATACATCGCATCCCCAGATAACAGTTGCCTCAATTTATTGAGTTGATTGTATCTACCAATATCACTTGGACTATATGTTGTGGTTCTTTCCGATCCAGGAACAGTCATTCCCAAAAGTTTTTGCAAGGTTGTTCCCTGACCTTCCCATTGCATACCCTTTGGTGCCATTACAGTTCCAGTTCCAGGTAAAATCTTAGAAAGAGCACCAATAATACCACCTTGATTATATCCAACAATTCCTCCCAATGACATTGGATTTATATTTCCAGATAATTTTTTTGGTTGAATTCCTGCGACATAAGATGCTGGATTCACTCCAGTGTCTTTTTGAATTTGTGCTTGTTGTTCTTCAGTCAGAACAAGTTCATTTGGAGCAAGAACAGCGCCTCCGCCACCTTCTACTGGAAAAAATTGAGTATCTTGTCCTGCACCACTAACTTTTGTTCCGTCATCTTTTCCAACAACACCGCTAAAAATATTTCCACCAGAATCTAGTTTTTGAATTATGCCTCCACTTCTAGCACCTTGAAGCATACCAGTTGGAGTTGTTGGTCCCATATCTCCCACACCACCAACACCTTGCATTCCAAGACCTTTTCCGCTCTGTGCTTTTGCTTTATTTTCTGTCTGGACTGGTGCTGCTTTTCTTTGTCCTGTTATTTCATTTGCAAGGAGTGCAGTTCCGCCTATTGCTAATGCTGCTGCAGCAACAGGATTTGCTTTGACAAAACTAAGAAGTTTTGGTATTGCAAATTTTGCCAAACGAAGAGTTAACTTTGCAACACTACCTATAATAGTTCGAATAAATCTCCCCAAAGGATTTGCAAAGAAAAACCAAGCACCCAAAAGAGCAGGCCACCAGTCCTTTAAAAATCTACCAACTGACTCAAGTTTCTTTTTATTTTTGGGATCACCAGCCCAATCCATAAAAAGTTTAAATGCTCTACCTAAAATTGTAAAGAATAAAAATCTTTGAATCTTATCTAAAAAACTTTGGAAAGGTGCAATTATTTTCGATACTGCAGACTTGACTTTATCAAAACCTTTTTCTAAAGATCCTTCCCTTAATCTTCTTCTTTTCTCTTCAGACTCTCTTCTACTTAAATCAAATCTTTTTTTCTCTTCTTTGCTTTGATTTCCTAAAGTGGAAAGTATTGAATCTAAAAGTTTGACGATATCTTTTATATCGTTTGACTTATCAGAACCCTTTTCCGAAATGATCGCTGAAGGTAGTAATTTGGTTGCTTTTACAATTGGAGACTTTACTCCTACATTTGCACCTTTAGAGATGGTTTTCTTTTTGATCTTGAATCTTCCTGTCTTAGACTTTATCTTTCTAAATTCTTTGACAAGAAGTTCATCCTCATCTCGTGGAAGTTCTTTTCCTGAAATTCTTCCTTGTGCTAGTCTTTCTCGAAGAAGAGTTTTATATGTACCATAATCAATATCAAAAACATCATCAAGACCAAGGAGATTTAAAATACGTTCATCAATTTCTTCATCAACCAAGTCGGTATCTCTCTTACCTTCATATAAGGTAAGAGGATTTTTTGGTTCTGGACTGTCTTGAACGGCACTTAAACCTTCTGGTGTCCTATCATTAGGCATTTTGTTGTTGTTTGAGTTTTTCTTCTTCTAAATGATTCTTCAACATTGTAACATAAACATCTCGTTCCCAAGGAATCATATTTTCAATTTCAGTTAATGAATATTTATGGTACTGCATTAAGGCAAAATTCAAAGTATAAAAGCTCTCAAGATCCATATGGATCATACCTATGCGAAAAAACTTGAGAGACCCTCCAGTACTACCTCGCTTTCAACATCAGTTTTAGGATTGGTTACTTTTACAGTATGCGTTAATTTTGGCATCGTGTCAAAGAACTTTTCAATCTGTTTAAATTGATTCGAATTCATTTGATCCAAAAATTCCACCAATTCTTTCTTAGTCACATCAGAAGAATCCCACACTTCTTCTTCAGTATAAATTTTATCAATACAAGTGGCAACCAAGTCAAATGATTGCTCCATATTGTTTCCACCAGAGAGATCAAAATTGTTTTTAATAAATTGATCTAATGAAGGATATTTCATTTCCATCGTAATTTGATTGTCAACTTTGATCGTATTTGAATGATCGTCTGTCTTTTGAACCTTGATATCATCAATATTAACTGTTACTTTCGCGGTTGTTTCTCCATCATCAGGACAAATAATATTCAATTCTATCTCTTCTCCAACAGATTTTCCACGAATATTCAAGAAAAGATATTCAATATCAAAAGTAGGTAGGATTTCTACTTTAATATTCTTAGAAAGGATACAACTTTTAATAACTGTTTTGATTGCATTAGTAATCTGTTTCGTATCTTCCGATTCTAATGCAATAACTAAAAGTTTTTCTTCTTTTACAAGAAAAGGTCTATATTGAATTGTTTGTCCGGTTGAAGGTAGTTCCAACTCATATGTTGGCGTAGCAATCTTTGGTAAAGGCATAATGTCCTATAGAGATTTCAGTGTGATTATTTATGATCCCTAAGGACCAAGAAGATTTAATCCAGATTGAAAAGCGAGAGGATTGAATGTTAAGTTTTGAGCGGCCTGTCCTAATTGACTTGTAAATTGAGGATTTGTGAATTGAGGTGTTTCAACTGAATTAACATTTGTTAGAACGTTTTTCATAAAGTATCTATTATATGTAAAGGAAACAGAACACTTTAATAAAGAAGATGACTCATAAGAAACTGGCATTGATGAAATAGAAATTGGATAGGCATCAATAAAAGTATATTCAACATATTTGGCAAAGTCTTTTTCAAATTTCTGAATAAACATCGTTACTCTATAATCTTTTGGAAATTTAACTCTGTAAGTATAATTAGATTTTTCTTGTTCTTTAAATTGATCTTCACTTACTATCCAAGACATCCAGGTTTCAAAAAACTTTATAACTCTATAATCACGATCCACATAAAAGGTAAACTCAACACGATCATCGTATAATCTTCGATATGCGTGTCTTTCAGTTACTCCAGTATAATCATTGTTGATTTCCATTGTCGCCAATGTTGATCCGGGCAAAGATGCTTCGGAACAAGATAATGATAGAAAATCTCCGTCTAATGTTGCTCCTCTGTTATTAAAAAATGCACTGGCAGATGATTTATTTCCTTCTGAAGTTTTTCCTAAAATTTCTGCAACATTGAAATACACAGCATAATGAGAAGTCAAAGCTGGTTGCAAAAGCTTTGATTTTATCTCAGACATTGATCTGGGTCTTGGTACTGCTGCTGCCATCTATAAATACTTTTTGACCGTATATATTATGTATGAAGGATAATGGCAGAAAGTTTAAAATCAAAATATAAACCCTCATATCCTCAAAAATATATCGGAGACTCCAACAATATTATTTGTAGAAGTAGTTGGGAGAGAAAGTTTTGTCGCTGGTGTGATTTAAATGAAAGCGTAATTGCTTGGGGTTCAGAAGAAATTCGAATTAAATATTACGATCCGGTAAAACAAAAGATTAGAAATTATTTTCCAGATTTTATTATTAAAGTTAAAGAGAGTTCTGGAGAAATTAAAAAATACATTGTGGAAATTAAACCCGCAAAACAAACAGTTGCACCAAAACCAAGATCAAGAACAACTAAATCATATTTGCACGAAGTTTATACTTATGCAACCAATCAAGCAAAATGGAAAGCAGCACAAGAATTTTGCAAAGACAATATGATTGGGTTTCGTATAATTACTGAATCCGAATTGGGGATAAAGTAATGGCAGAAGGTTTCGGTCAGTATACTAACATTCCACCAAGAATGAGAGAATTGAAGAAACAAATTGATGCAGCAAATACAAAAGATCCTGAAGATTTGATGTTGATTATCATCGAAGTTCTTAAAGAAGAAGTACTATATCCCGAACCAGGAAAATTTTATACTTTCATTTACAACCCAAAGACTCCAGAAATAGAGTACGATCAGCATCCACTGATTGCTTGCACCGAACTTTTTAATTGGGGATTTAAAGGAATCAATTTTCATTGGAGACAATCAAGACAATATACTTGGGAAGAAGTTGCGGGGAAACTTCACGTAGTCAAGTATGATGAACTTGATGAGTTACTTGCGATACCATATGCAAAATTCCGTCTAAATAAATAAAAACTCCGTCAATGTCTCATACTTTACAAACAATTGAGATACAAAGTTCCTGTGTAAATGGGAGGAACTTCTGATGGGAATTCCGTCATTTTCTGGTTGCACATCTGGGTCATACTGTAGTGATCAACAAGCAACAAAGGTTGGTGATAAACAAACACAAATTTATCATAGGACTGTAACGACTCTTACTGGGCAGGGGCCCGCATATAGTGGATCAAAAACAGAAACTTATATTATAAAACCTAATGCTGCGGGTATTGATACTTGGACTCTTGCTGCAACAACAACTGATGGGGGAAAAACTCAAAAATTTACAGCTGCGGCGGGGGCAGATCTTAGAAAATCAATGGCCCCTGGTGGAAACATGTATAAAAATGTCCGGGCGCAAGTTCAAAAAACATTGACTGATGGTGGAGCGAAACAAGGATTAGTTACTCTACCAGGCACTAGTGGATCATTAGAAAAAATAACACCAGAGCAGCAAAAAGCAGTTGGGGTTATTTCTCCAAATGTAGGAGATTCGTCGACAGAAGATGGAACAGCACCAACCAGTCCATTGTTATCTAATCCACTAACAATAGGGAAAAGCACCAATTTATCAATAGAAGAAACTTTAAGATATCCAACTTCTATAGGAGAAGGATCTCAAACCACGAAACAAGATTACATTAAATTCGATGTTCTAGAATATGGGACAAAATCAATTCAAAATCCATTACAAGGTGGTATTGGGACAAGAACAAATACAGCAACAAAGACAAGTATTATACTTCCAATGCCAGGATCAATTAATGATGAAAATTCAGTTATGTGGGGAGGTGAAGATTTAAATGCTATTAATGCTTGGGCGGCAAACAAATCACTTGCAACGATAGAAAGTCCAGGAAAAGCTATAGCAGAATTTGCGACTAGTGATATCACAACTCTAACTACAGACCCTGCATATGGAAATGCATTAAAACTCTATCTAGCAGGACAAGCAGCAAGTGTAAATAATTTATTAGGAAGAAGTACTGGCGCAATCATTAATCCAAACCTAGAGCTACTATTTCAAGCTCCTACCTTAAGACCATTTACGTTTAATTTTAGACTATCGCCAAGAAATTTAAATGAGGCAAATGTAGTTAAACAAATTATTAGAGTTTTTAAAGAAGCAGGATCGGTTAAAACTGTAGACCAAGGACTATTTTTAAAGGCACCAAATGTCTTCAGAATTAAATACATTGATGGATCAACTAAAACGGAACACAAATCTCTTAATTTAATTAAAGAATGCGCCTTAACAGCGTGTCGTGTTAACTATACACCAGAAAATACTTATATGACCTTTAATGATCCTAATCATACTATGGTTTCATATGAATTAAGTTTGTCATTCAGCGAGTTAGAACCAGTAACAAGTGCAGATTATGCTTCAAATACTTCACATCCAATAGGTTACTAGTATGTCATCTTACTTCAGAAACGTTCCTAACTTTGAATATGTCAGTAGAATTGCTGATAAGAAAAATATTGGGGATTACATTGCAGTCAAGAATCTTTTTAAAAGAGTCAAGTTAAGTGATGATCTCTTTAACAACCTCCAATACTTTTCAAAGTATAGTATTGTGGGTGACGAAAGACCTGACAACGTTGCATTTAAGTTTTATGGAGATGAAACTTTAGATTGGATTGTTTTACTTTCAAATAATATTATTGATGTGCGAGAAGAATGGCCGATACCTCAATCGTCTTTTGATAACTATCTAATCAAAAAATATGGATCGTATGAAAACCTAGAAAAAGTAAAATATTATAAAACAATAGAGGTAAGAAATAGTCAGGGATTAGTGATTGTTCCTAAAGGTCTTATTGTTCCACAAAATTATAGTATTACTTTTTATGATTATTTCTTAGATAAAGAGGTTTTGGAAACCGATATAACAGAGGAGTTTACTTTTTATGATTATGAGATTGAAATTGAAAATGCGAAAAGAAACATTTACCTTTTAGATAAAAAATATGTAAACCTGGTCTTAAATGATGTTGATCTGTTAATGGAATACAAAGAAGGTTCCGAACAGTTTGTGTCCAGAACCTTGAAAAGAGCAGATAATATTAGACTTTACGAGTGATTACATATCCACAAGTTTTTGGAAGTAATCAAGAGCATCATCTTCATCTTCGTCAGTTGAAGACTTTTCAACATTCGGAAGTGTAGGAGACTTACTCTTACGATAAGATTCTTCAAGTTCTTGGACTACTCGATCTTCTTGAGTAGGAGTTTGAACGTAAGACTCATACTCATCTTCTTGTTCGAAATTAGAATGTGCGTTAGTCTTTTGTCCTAGAATCATTTTCATACGACGCTCAAGTTCTTCGTATGTTTTGAATTGATCGGGAGAAGTAAGAGCAGTAAGAGAATACTCTTTCTTCCAGATTGCTTCCATCGCATCATCATCAGACAGGAGAGGTTCAATAGGACCGAATTCAGACTTGTCGTAGTTCCAATAACCATCAACCTTACGAATCTTCAGTTTAAAGTTTGCACCTTGCCAGAAGTCAAAAGGATTGATTGGAGTTTCATCTTCAAACTCAGGTTGCATTGCTGCCATAATCTTGTCAAAGATTTTCTTACCATATTTAAACAGAAAGACTTTATCTTCGTTTTGAGGATTCACGGGATCCTTCACAACGTAGATATTGGAATAGTAAGACAGTTTACGCTTTTGCTTGCGGACAGTTTCTTTATCTTTATCGCTACCACTGTTCCACAGTTCACGATTGTACTCTGACACAGGATCTTTTTGACCCACTGTAGTCAGACTATTTTCAATATACCATCCACCAGGACCTTGGAATCCGTGAGAATAAATCTTAGCCCAGGGAAGTTCTTCACCATCTGGCGCGGGCAAGAAACGAACTACGGCAAAACCGTTTCCAGTTTTATCAAGTTCAGGTTTCCACAAACGGTCATCATCGTTTCCGCTTGTTGTATTCATCTTCTCTACTTCTTTTACCAGTTTTGAAGTTAGAGAACCAAGTTTGGATTGCTTTTTAAGATCAGAAAAAGACATTGGATTACCTCGTATTAAATTAGATTTGGCTTTTAGGTACTTCGTTATTCTACCAGTCGGAACCAGTTTTGTCAATTTGCTTTCGCATTGTATCTAACAGGGCACTCATATTTCTAAAAATGACACCCATATCGACATTAGGAGGAAGCCCCATCATTGAAGCAGATTCGACAATTCTATTTTTCATTTCCTTTGCTTCAGGATCATCAGATAAACTCAATCGAGTATAAAGAATCTGCTGTTTATTTAACAGACTATCAAGGAGATCGACATGACGAATTTTCTCCTCTTGAGACATTGTAGGAAACTTAAAAACATTTTTGTAAATTTCCTCTTGCAATTCAGAGATTTCAGTCATCTCTGCCCGAACAACTTCGGAATCAAAAAAACTCATTGATCCTCCAGAATAATTTCTTTCAAAATTTTACGAAAACGAAATACATCAATATTTAGAAATGGATTATATTTTTTAATTCTACGACTGACGGTTTCCCACACTGGGTCCTTTAATTGCTTATCAAAGTTATTCCCGTAAAGGAATATTTGGTTATAGATGACCATAGTTTCCAGGCTAATTTTCCCGCTCAGGAACTTTTTTAGAAGGGGTGGATGTCCCTTTGAACAACTAAAAACTTCTTCAAATTTATACTCTTCAAACAATTGCTGAGTTTCTTCTTTAAAAACGTAAGACAATGATTGAATTTTTTTCTGCCAATTTTTATATCTACTCTCTCCCTCTTTAATCATCTCACCAATCCACAGAGTTTCTGGATCAGGACAAGATACAAAGTTAGCAACAAAAAATTCTAGAACTTCTTGGTCGGACTTTTGTCTGGAAATCTTTTCAAACCACATTCTGTCCTTCCGTTTATAGAAAGATTGAATGGTTGCTCTTGATTTGCCACAATACTTAAAATAATCGTAACTGTCTTTGGTGAAATGATTTTTCAAAGACAAGTAACATTTATAGGAATCAAACGGCATCATTCAAAAAAGTAATATAAGGATTTTTTACCAGGAATTTTTTTCCACTAAAAATGAATTAAAACACCAATTTTGCGCGAGATGTCTTCTTTAGAAAATTAAGTTCCATTGCTTCATACTTAATTTTCTCTTTTAGTGGTTTTGAAATGAGTTTAGGAACCGACTCAATATCAATATTATTCATCTCGCAAAAATAAATGATCGCATCAATATAATTCATCTCTGCGTTCACCTGGACGAGATTCTCAATTTCTTGAGCGAACTTAGAGGGACAGAAAAATTTACTTTCTAGTATCTTTTCTAATTCATTCTCCATTTGACCCAGTATTGTGACGTACAAATTCTTTAATATAACGAACTAATAACTTAATATAATCCCCTTTGTTTCTTTTGTCAAATACTTTTACTTC